AGGATAGCGCGCCGAACCAATTCCTTTGCTCGCCCTTTGTCGAGTAATTCAGGACGCAAGCCGTCTTGAAAATCTCGTAGAATTTGCGCCGCCGCTATCTTGACATCCCCGCCCGCCGTTAATTCTGCAAATAAATCAGGGAATTTTGTGCGGAAATATTCAGCCCACGGAGAATCAAACCCCTTGACCGCTACGTCTGCTAAGCGTCTGGCGTCTTCGTTGACGGCGTCTTGACGAGGTAGAATGCTATCAAGATCAATGCCGCCGATATCGCTAAAGGCTTGTGAAAGCACCCCGCCAACCTTCGATTTGATACCCTCATATTCTTGATTGAGTTCTTTGACTGATTGTTGTGCTAGTTTGTTGACCTTGACTGTCGATGCACCAAATGCATAAGTCTCTTCGGCGCTCTTGCGTATCTGCTGTTGATAGGCAGGCAACAGAACATTGACAATTTCTTTCTGTGAATAGCCCGCCTCTTGCCATGCAACCACCTGCTCTTCTGCGGCCGCCGTCATGTCATTCAAAAATTTGACGCCCGTTTGCGCGTCGGCGGCAATGACAACCTGACTGGCAATTGCATTTAATCCTGTAAATTTACTAATGATTTCATCGATACTGGCGGCGGCGATCTTGTTGGCATTAGCTAATTGCAAGGCATTTTGAGAAGCGGCTGGATAGGTAGCAGCCAACTGTCCAATTGCCTCCTGTAACGTAAAGGTTGATCCGGTAAGCGCTTCGATGCCCACTCGTAATTGCTCTTCCGAAACTTGCCCGGCGAGAAATCCTTCAGACAATTGGCGAATTTGATCAACCGTGCTACTGGCTTGCGTGGAAAGTGTGGAGGTTGCGCCTGATAAATTCGCCAACATACTGGCAAATTCATTTGTCGTGATTGTGCCGCGTGCTAACTCTGTGACTAGTAATTGTGTTTCTGATACCAGTCCACCGTAATTGATTTCAAAAAAAGCCGGGCTTTCAATCGCTGCTAGCGCGCGTGCTTCAATCGCTGCAACGCGCATCGCATCAGCCGCCGCCATCGCTTCAGGCGTAGTGCGATTCATGGCACTTGCTAACTGATCTTGCGCCGGATTCGCCTTTTGTAGTGCAACTAAGTAATCGCCTTGTACGGCATTCAATTCTGTTTGGATGCTTTCTAGTAAGCCCACCGCATCTGCTGCCGATGAAAATTGTTGTAAATCGAGAGGTAAAAATGCGGGTTGACTGAAATCAGCAGTGTCAATCGCTCGTTTAAGATGTTCGTATTCTTGTTGTAAATCAATAATTCTTTCTTCTTGCGCGGTAAGAGCGATTTTTCCAGCATCGCCAAAATCACGGATGCCCGAAGCGGCTGAATCGACAGCCTGTGCTAACTTTTCAGCAAAAGCGGCAATTGCTGGCCCGAACAACTCGCCCAAATCAGCCTTAATGTTGGTAAAAGACGCCGACGCCCGCTCGAAACTAGACGCCGCATCAGCCCCCGCCGCGGCATTGGCTGCCACCAACTCTTTGCTCTCGCTGATAACCTTGTTGACAAGCGCTTGTTTGCGCTCCATATCGCTTAGCGAATTTGCTGATTTGCCGATACTTTTGGCGTAATCATCGAATAGTTTTTCACCGCCCGTGATAATACCCAAGTTGTCTAGGATCAACGGAGACATGCGCCCGATGCCAGTGACAAGATCGCTAAATGCTTGTTGTGCTGACAAGCCGAGCGCTTTACCTCTAGCAATGGCAACTTCCATCAATTGTGAAAGCTCTTCAGTGCTATCGGCCACACCCAGAGCCAAAGCCCGGTTGCTACTCAACATTAATTCGGTGTTGGCAATGGTGCCCTGGCTGGCTTTTTGTAGTGAGGAAAGCAATCCATCTGCACTGATGCCCGCCTGCTGGGTAAGCGTTTGAAAACTGCCCTCTAGTCGCTCCGCCTGGGCGCCAAATTCTGCTATTTCAATAACCGCTTGACCAAACTTCAGTGCGCCGACAGCAAACGCAGCCAAACCCGCCGATTTGCCCAACGTGGTCAGCGATGAAGAGACGCCGGTAACTGCTCCCGCCACCTCACCTAATTTATTTAGATTAGATTTGACTGTATTAATCGCCGGAGATGCCTGATCTTTCCCCGTGATTAATACGCCTACTCTCTCTTCGCCTGCTGCCATAGTCGTTAATCCGTCGTTAGTTGAACAATAATCTTGTCGTGTTTTTGAATGTCAAGCCACTGTTCAGATGTAATGTCCTCAGCCTTAATCTTTTTATCCCGAAAGCGCTTACGCAATGACTCTATGTTCTCGATATTTCTCGCTTTGAGCGCTCGCAAGAACCTAAACACGTCCATCTGTTCGTAAATTTCATCTAAAAATCTACCGGGAAAATGCTGTAATAGCCATGAATCAAGTAACGAATCGGGTGCAGATGGCGGCGGATTAGCGTCATCATCTGCATCCTCTTCATCATTCATCTGTGCTAATTTTCGCTTAGCGATAGTGCAAGCATCACCATCTAATTCCGTCCACCTTTGGCCGAGGATGATACTTGCACGTTGGCGTTTCCCAGTGCCCTCAACCGCATGACGGTTTGTTGCAGGATGCCAGAAATGAAGCCTTGAATTACCGGATCAAATTCGTGGCGCTTCTCGAACGTCAATTCGGTAATGTCGGTCATGACTGAACCGTCATCTCGCATCAGGTTACAAGCACTAACTTTTTTGTGAAGGATGGGGATAATCTCCGTCCATAAAGTTGCACTTTCGGCTGCCGATGAATCCGCGCCCGTCCATTTTTTTTCAACCTCGATCCAGTTATCTTCGTACCCTTCGTTAGCACAGAAGAAAGTGATGCTTGCCATATTTTGCTAATCTCTCCCGTTAGGCCACGTTACGAGACGGTGCGCCCGACAGTGATAGGGTTCCGCTCCACTGGATAAAGTTACCCGTCGCACTCGTTACTTTGTAGTCCTGAATTTCAGCTTTTGCAGTCCATGTGTAAGTGACTGTGCTCGCTCCGCCATCGAATGCGATGGTCGCATTACGAGCCGTACCGGGCGTAACAGCATCGACCGCCAGCAGGGTGTCCAGTGTGGTCGCCCAACTTCCTGACACTGCAATAGTCCACTCAGCATCACCTGCGATGGACTCCTTAGCAGTAGATGCCAGGTTGGTTACGTCCAACCGTTCAATTACTGCTGACAGATCAGCCTGTGAGCAATATTGCGTAAAATCGGTTCCGCCGTAAGTGACTACGACATTCCCAAGTGACTTAACAGCCATATCTCAACTCCTTAGTATGTGACACCGCGAACGGCTGCCACTACAGTAACCAAAAATGATGTTGCGCCACCTAACGAGGTGGTATTGATGCGCAGATAGCGATCTACATCGCCAGTCAAAGTTACCTCAATCGCTTTTTTGCCAGAGAAAGTGAACGTCCCTTCGTCTGCGGCTGAGGTAAAACTTGTGTTATCATCAGATTGCAACTTTACTGCGGCATTGGTTGCAGTCCCGGTAATGGTGGTAATCCATATCCAGGCAAAGCCGCCAAGCGAACCAACTGCCCCGGTATCGATATAGCTACCCGCTGGCCCAGTACCGCTGATTGTGCCTCGATAAACTTGCAATCCTCGTTTGATGCCCAGACCGTCGAACCAAGAGCCAGAAACGGTAATCAGCCCACCGATTGGGGCACTCAGTTTGATGCCTTCGACATTAGTTGATGGCGCGATATAGGCAATCGGTGCGCTCTCTTCCGTGCCGTAGATACAGCCGACATAGGCCAGCGTCCCGTTGGCTGTGATACTCGCCATTTCTTGCTCTAGTGAATCCGCGCCCGTCGCATCAAAGTAACCACTTTGCGTGATGCTGCCGCTTATGTCACCAGTGGTGAATGTTTTAGCGGTATCTTGAAAACGAGTGTTTTCAATTTTCTCGCCACTAAGCGCCACCTCTAGTGAATTAGTTACTCCTGAGAAATCCCAAGCCCCGCTTGCCGTGCCTACCAAGAGCCTGGTCTTTGTTGCTTTTGTTGCCATAATTAACTACTTGCCTCCACTCTGGCGACGATCAGCCAGTACGGTATATCGCCGATGATGCCCTCTTCCTGTCGTAAAGACCAGCGATCTAGATTGAGCGCAATTACGTTACTGGCTAATGCTGTATTGAGTGCATCCAACAACGATAAGCACAGAACGAAGTTTGACCCGCTGGTGCTTTGCATCGTCGAATTGACCACGATGACCAGTTCAACTACACATTCCAGCAATCCTGTTACCCCAGACAAATTGAGCACAGCCAGCGACCCCTCTGGTAATCGTGGATACATGGCAGGAAGTTGCGCCGATGATAGTTGCGGCGGCGACTCGCTGTACTTGCATACCACACCCGTAACTGTCATCGATGACAAACCATTGACTAATGATGTATAGGTCATTGAATCACCTTGTACGATTCAAGCATCAACCTAATGTCACTAGGAATCTGTGACGGGAGAATCGTGCTGTTACCGGCCACGACTGCCCGATCTAGATCGTTAGCGTTGTCTTTTTGTCGATAAAGATAGGCTGCCAAGCGCTTGCATGCGTGGTTGATGATATCGGGTGCTTTCGTGCTGTATGCCCATCGTCCAGTAATGGCAATGGCGTTTTCTGTGTCGCCATTACTGGACGATTGCCAGTTAACAGTGGATGACGGCTTCAGCCTGATCGCATAGTACGGTGTACTATTGCGTGGCTCCGTAACGTAGTTGCTGCCTGCCACGCTTGCCCCGCCACCATTCGTAATGCTTGTGATCACACAGAGGTCAGCGTCTAGGTAGAGCAACACACCATCCACATTACGGTATGAATCGAAGTATCGGATCGTGTCAGAGTCTGCCTCAAACGTGCGCCCGGTATATCGATCAATTAGATTTTTCGAGGCATTCAAAAGCGCTGACAATAGTGAGTCGTCAGTAGTCACAGTGATACCCAAATATTCTCGCAGTTCGGATGGTGTGCAGTACATTATTTTGCCTTGGCCGGTCGCCCTCGTTTCTTCGCTTCAGTAACCACGGTTGACGGTGTGCCCATCTCTGGTGCTGAATCCTGCAAGACTCCCCCAACAAATTTTGCCCTTCCATCATTCACAAGTGCCGTTTCAGTTGATCCATCGAGATCGACAACTGTGCCCTTCGTGTAGTACCGCTCTTTCGTCAATTTGCCGCGAAAATCTTGCAGAAATTCAATCATCGCCATAACCCTCTTATGCGAATGTAACGTTAAT